GGCAGCAGCAGGACTCAAGTGAGGAATTTGAAATTCGAGACAGGTGTCAGGTCCCAAACCAAAACTAGAAGCGAGTGGGTTGTCGTTTGCGTTTAGTAAATTAATTTGCTCTTCTGGAGTATCTAAAATCTCGGATGCACTTACAAATGCAGATGTTCGAACATGTAGTGGACCGACTTGAGCATCAACTGCATTTGAAAAGACTTTGAAGTTTACTGACCCTCGGTACATAGCGTACATGGACATTGGCCAGAAAGATGACATGACAAATTCCATATCTAAGGCTAGATATCTATTGGGGCCAGAATCAGTTACTGTGACAAAATCGTCTTGTATTTTAATATACCTTTTGCACCAATTGCGCAAATCTGGATCATATTCACCGAAAGTTGGAATTTTAGGATCACCAGTTTTCGCACGAACAGGGGCAATGTATGAGCCTTCGCGTCCAAAGCCGTTGATACTAGCTTGTGCTTTGATAGTAGCATTGTTTTTAGCAGAAATATCCTGTGGACCAGATTCCACTTCAGCAAGAAGTGGTTTATTGACCAAATTTACAGTTCGTTGAGCAGCACGATTATAAAATTCGCGCTCTTCTCTATATGTCGTTGTTGAGACACGAGGAACCTTAAATTCAGTATCAACTAGTCGAAAGAAAATTTTGACAAGAACATCAGTAGATGCTCCCGTTGAAGCTTGAAGTTGTGAATGTACTACCAAATACATTTGTCCTAAACAGTCGTCTGTAAGTAGATTTAACCAACCTTTAGGGTGTCGAAAAGGCACGGTAAATTGAACTCGGGTGCCCTCTCCAGGATCAAGTTGAGAGCCACCAAGAAGTATCAATTTCTTTTGTAAATCTATACCTGTTGGTCGAATGACGTATGAGCTAGATGCAGCAGGACACATTGTAGGAAGAAAGCCAAGTAAAGCACGCCCTTGATGGAAACCAGAGCCTACGACCATAGCATACACTTCTACTGTAGAGCAGCGCATTTCTTCAAAAAGACGAAATGGAGTGCCAGCAAAAGAAGTAGTAAGCAAGCCATTTATTACATCAGCTTTCCACAATACTGTGCCTGGGGCAGAAGTAGTGGGCCAAGAAATAGTGGCGACTTGATGCCATCTTGAAAGAATGGATTCTAAATCCCAAGCACGATCATTGAGCGATTTCTCTGCTCTCGGTGCTATGAATTTTGAACCAACAGGATGAATTGTTGATTTATCCATATTTCCTTTGCTTTCAATGGTAAAACCTTGCTTATTATCAGATGTTGATGATTCAGCAGTAGGATCACCTAAGGTCGCTTTTACGTCGATGTTGGTCGACAAAGGAGCTTCAGTTGTTGGGGCAGATTGTGTTGAAGCCATGCCTACAGCAGTATCGACACCACTTTCCGGATATACAGGAATGGGGTCAAGAACGTCGTAGATAAAATTCATAGCTCTGGTTATTGGTTGAACAGTTGAGTAAACTTGATTTTGACTGAGTGGAAGTATTGCACTACGCAACTCATCAATAACCAAGGATCTCGGAGCCTTATCCAAAGAATCCAAAGCACTTTGTCTCAATGTTGTTAGAGTATTTACAGCATGATCAAGATCATTGATAATGCCTGAAGTTACGCCTTCTTCATAAAAGCGTTTCGAAAGTTGTTGAACTATGCCTATGGCTTTGTTCAAAGAGTCTGTTTGTTTGTCTGTGAGTTTATAAGGGGTGTTGGGCATTTTGATATCCTGTACTGAATCAATAGAGTCTCCTAAATCTTCTTGTGGGGAGTAGTACTGACCAGAGCCTAAGTATACCTTGTGGTAATCTCGTGGGTTATGCAATATGATGTTAAGATATTCCGGAAATCGGGTCGGGTTAACTGGTAGCCAAAAGTAACTAGGAGTGTCTAAAAAGAAAGCTTCGTCGAATTCATCATTCAAGTACTGTAGCTCGAGAATACACTGTCCAACGTTGAACGGTAATTCAGCACGTTGAATAATTTGATATTCAGTAATACCATCGATTAGAACATGATTCCAATGTTTTGGTATTAAGGATTCACGAATCAATGCTATCTTTCGAGATCTCCACATCACTAATTTAAAATCTTCGTTGCGCATTCTACGCCACAAACCTAGTTTGATATCATATATGTCTGGCAATTGCTTTTCATAGCTATCGCAAGAACACCACCACTGTTCCAAGTCTGCATGACAATGGTAACAGCGAACTTTTCCATCAAAACTAGGATTATCGTCTATATCAATAGCACGAAGAGTTTTAACAGATGACAATTGGGCAAATCGACCAGATTCAGGTGTGACAGAAAAGATTTCAAGATCATCACGAAAATTTGAGTCGTAACGCATTGTCGTGTTCGTTGGTAATTCTCCTTGTATTTCCGCGTGTGCAAACTCGCCGGGCTGGAATCCGGGAAAGCCTCCATATGTGATAAATTGATGATATAAGGTGTTATAATCAAGAAGAGAATAGTCAGGTTTATACTTAAGAATAGAAGATCGTAAGTGTTGAAATTCATGTTTACTATGATAGAAAACAGCACGCAAAGCAGCATTACAATTAGCCGAACATAAATCATCATTACTGTATGATTTATTAGGACGGATCCAATTAATTGGCTCGACAGCGGCGCCATATTCCATAATAGGAACATAAAAATTCTTCCACCTTTTAGTCTTATTTTTAAGAAAAGATATTTCTTCTAAAGGTTCAATTTCAGCAGCATCTCCTTTCTTGTCAGCAGATGTATATGTGACATTTCGAGATGCTAAAAATTCTGAAAAAGTACGTCCATTAAAGAAAGTTGAAGCAGATTTTGTGACAGCATTTATGTTATCGTCGGACATGATTTTCGATTTTACAGATATATTAAACCAAAAACCAGTCTTATAACCAGGAGGAGCTAAATGGTACCAACCATGGCGAAGATATTGTTCACCACAGAGAGAGCCACCTATTGATGTTACCCATTCTCCTGATAAAATAGACCCAATGTTTTGAAATATCCAATTTAGAACTGCAATTAAGGGATACAAAGATGCTAAGACAATAGCATCATATATATCTTGATAAGACAGTCCTAGCGAGTTTATTAAATCACAAAGATGTTGTGCGTCTTCAGTCACGAATTGAGGGGGTATGTGAAATGTAACTTTCAGGTCAATCCCGTCAACCATGATGATAAAACTCGTTTCTTTGAATTCAAAACAAATAGATCCATCAAAACAACGATAGTCTCCACCAAATCCAAAAGGTGATGTAGATTTGAGAGACATAAACATTGGATGCCAAGAAGCTCCTAATCGATCAATACCGCCAGCAAACGGAAATTTGTGTCCATTTTCCATAACCTTCCACATAAAAGGGCCAAAAATAGCCTTTTCAAGAAGATTAAAGACAACGGGGCAAACAGTAAAGAATCGTGTCTTAGGAGTAATTCTAACTTTTTCGATGGGTCGTCGTTCGTCTTTAAGAGATGACATAAATATCCAATCAGGGACTATTCGTTGTTTAATAGTCAAAAGGTCTCGATAAATTTGTTCTAATAATGGTCGTTTCATTTGAATCTTTTGATCGTCGTTGCGAACGAAAAGTTCAGATTTTTTAACGCCATCTATTGAAAAGGGATAACCGGGAGAAGTTGTTAAGTCAACACCATTCAAATAGGTATTACCATGTAATATGGTGTCCCAATCTAATGGTTTCTGCGGAGCTGTAGTCGGATATCGTCGATACTCCTCAAGCATATCATTACGAACAGCAAGATTAGTTTCGGAATCACAACGAAAAGGAGCAGATGTTTTCCGCATTCCATCAGTATACAAATTTAAAGTAGGATCAGGATTTCGTGGATCTCTTGGTGTTAAGATCGCAGGTTCAGTCGTATGTTCTACTACTTTATCATAAAGAGGTGAAGGATGTAAAGCAGTCTTATTAGCTACGTATATTGGTCGAGCCATATTTCCATAATATCGCAAATTACCAAATTGATATGGGCCAAGTTCTTGGTTGACATCAATCTCAGTATTAGCATGTTTAGTGGAAAGTCTGGGAGGATCAAATTCATCGATAAAAGCACGTTTTATCATAGCTTGAGTTATTGGAAGAACTAACGCACCAGGATCACCATTTTGTCTAGCAATAGGGTCGGAAGCAACATGAATTCCTAAAATGGGACTGTTAGTAGAACCAGTAGCTAGCATTAAAGGCGAGCCACAAGAACCAACAGAGGAAACATGAGTACAGCGAAGTAAATTAAGGACCCATTTCTTACCTGCTTGTGAATATTTGCAGGAAACCGTGGTGTTTACAGTGGATTCTTTCCATATCTGTTTAGTCGTGCCAGCAGTATAGTCAAGCAAAAGAGCTGGTTGTTTGTGAATAAGCTCATCGCCATGCCAAAATTTGTTGTAAATTTTGCGATAACAATGACTTTCGCTCTTTTCTAAAGTATACAAGCATGCATCGACTTCTGTGTCTTCAGAACCATCAAGATTTAAAATTTTAAGATTTTGTTTTTTAAATTTAAAATCAAGATGTTGTGCAAGTAGAGGACTGTGTAGTTCGAATAAAGTGCCGTCAGGATATTCAGTCTCATTACCGGTAAGAGGAACAAAAATGTGATGTACAGTTAAAATTGATCGACTTCCGACAAAAACACCATTAACAGTTGAAGCAGTTGATTTATGTCGTATGCGAATAGTTGATTTTTCAAGAATGCTTTGAACTTCAGTAACAGCTTGAGCTCCACCTTCAACGGTGACAGGTTTAGAAGGAGCTTTTCCTTTAGCAGTCATAGACTCAGGTTCGACAGTTGGGCGAGAAAAGTAATAATACAATCCCAAGGCAACGCCAATTATAGCAGGTATTAAAGCCATTTTGAGTGAATGAGCAAATTTCTGAGCATTTGTTCCGGGTACGCTTTTGAAAAATTCAAAGCCAGCAAAAAGATTCGCACCAAAAAGAGCAATTGAATAAGTTGTTACTAACGAATTACTCACATCGGCGATCATTTGCGTGAAATCAGCCGTTGGAGAGGGCCAACCTTCTTGTTCAACATATAAAGCGTGTGACATTGCATGTCGCATAGCAAATTTCGGGGTAGGAAACTCGTTAAAAGTCGGGACTTTGATCTGTTTTATATCTTTGTTAAATACCAAAGCAGGGAACTGTTCGAAATCCCATTCAGACATAGTTTCTTTTTCTTTTTCAACACCAGTTTGACGGGAAAGAAGAAAAGCAGAGTAAGCTTTATAAATATAGCTTCTGCATTCTTCCAAAGTCATA